AAGTGTATTTACTCTCTTTGATAAGTATGAAATTGTAGAAGGTGCAAGACCCGATACTGTGGCAGAAGAGTTTTACGGAAGTTCAGACTTAGATTGGGTAGTTCTGATGACTGCTGGTATTATTAATGTAAGAAATGAATGGCCTCTTTCTAATTACGAATTATATCAATATGTTGAACAAAAGTATGGTGTTCAGGGTTTAAATGATGTTCGTTTTTATGAAACAAAAGAAATTAGAGATTCAAATAATAGATTAATTCTTGCAGAAGGTAAAGATGTTAGTGAAGACTTTACTTTAAATTACAGTGATAATGGTTCTAGAGTTACGGTATCAGGTCTTAGTGTGAGAAGAGGAGTAAGTAATTGGGAATATGAAACACGAGAAAACAATAAAAAATCCTCAATCTTTTTACTAAGACAAGGATATTTACAACAATTTTTAAATGATATGAGAGAAATTATGACTTATGGATTATCTTCAGAATATGTAAGTGAATCACTGATTCGTACTGAAATTCAATTTGAAAGAGGTACAAAAAGAATTATAATTGAAAATTAATAAGAGGATCGGATGACCCTCTTAAAATTCACTTCATTCAATCAGCTGCCAGTGCTGCAAAGTATGAGAGAGTATCATCGTCATCGTTAGAAGATGGGGTGATGTCTGGTGCGTTGAAGTCAGCAGATGAGGTCTCACCAGGGTTGATCGCAACTTCATACTGCTCGTTCTCTTCAACAGTCTCTTGGTCTTGGAACTTAGGAGTGCCCTTAATACCAAGAACATAGTCAAGACGCTTCTTCAGAGCATCATAGTCCTTAAACTGGTCAGCAGCAACAAATTCCTGAAGAGAGTATTGCTTCTTCCAGATTGCTTCCATCGCATCATCGTCGTCAAGCAGTGCATCCTGACGTGCGAACTCTGAAGAATCATAGTTGCGATAACCGGCAACATTCTTTGCCTTCAATTTGAAGTTAGCACCTTGCCAGAAGTCAAAGGGATCAATTGCTTCCTCATCTTCAAACTCAGGTTGCATAGCAGCAGTGATCTTGTCAAAGATCTTCTTACCGAACTTGTAAAGCATGACTTTACCTTCGTTCTCAGGATTGGCAGGGTCTTTGACAACATAGATGTTGGCAATGTAAGTCAGTTTGCGTTTCTGCTTACGTGCGGCATCCTTACCAGCATCGGTGCCGTTGTTCCACAGCATCGTGTTGTATTCAGACACAGGATCCTTCTGACCCAGAGTAGTCAGAGAGTTCTCAATATACCATCCACCAGGACCTTGGAAGGCATGAGAGTACAGTTTAACGAACGGCAGATCTTCACCATTCGGAGCAGGCAGGAAACGGATAACTGCATAACCATTACCACTCTTATCACACTCTAGTTTCCACAGACGATCATCGCCTGAAGTGCCTGCATTATTCATTTTTTCTACTTCCTTGACCAGTTTTTGGGTCAGGGAACCAAGTTTAGATTGCTTCTTAAGATCAGCAAAAGACATTTGGATTACCTCGGATTAGTTTGGATTTGGGAGATTTACTTAGATAGTGTAGCAAGGACTGCTTCAACTGTCAACGTAGTCTCGGAGAGACTTGATAGTTGCATTCATACTATCAAATAAAGTTTGCATATCAGTTTCTGGTGGGAAACCCATCATTGCAACTGATTTGCGAAGGTTCTCTTTCATCTCAATTGCTTGAGGATCATCTGAAAGAGATAACCTAGTATACATCACTCTTTGCTTTTCAAGCAAAGTTGTTAGCAAATCAATATGTTCAAGTTTTTCTTCACTGGACATCGCACTGAAAGCCATAAGACTCCCATAGATTTTTTCTTGCATTCTATTGATTTCACTCAGTTCTTCCTGAATGATTTCAGATTGGAAAAATTCACTCATCTACAATATCCCTTAAAATTTTTTTATATTTGAACACATCAGTATTTAGAAATGGTGAATATTTCTGTATTTTCAAACTAACAATTTCCCATACAGGATCTTTTAGTTTTTTATCAAACTTTTGTCTAAAAGAAAAAATTTTCTCAAAGATAACTAGACTCTCAAGACTCACGTCTCCACCAAGATACTTTTTTAATAGAATCGGGTGTCCCTTTGAGCAATCGAATAGAATCTCTAATTCGTTGCTCAATAGCAATTTGTCGCTTTGTTCTTTGAACAAGTAAGTCAAACTCTGTTGTCTCTTTGTCCACTCCGAGTATATTCTTTCTCCAGAATTGATAATTTCTCCAATCCATAAGTTCTGTGGGTTATCGGAATATGCAAAATTAGATACCAAAAAATTTACAACCTCTTTATCGGAATACTTTCTTGAAGTTTTTTCAAACCAATATTTGTCTTTCCTTTTATTGAAAGAAGTTACACTGGCACGGGTCTTAGCTCCGTACTTAAAGAAATCGTATTTTGGATTTGTAAAATGATTTTTTAATGACAAATAATGTTGATAAGTTTCAAATGGTGACATAATTAATAAATTTTTGCAAACATAGTTACACAATATCTACCATATCCATCATAGTAATCAGAATCTTTAATAGAAACTTCATTAACTCCATGAGGAATATATCCAGGAATTATTATAGTAGAATTATTGTCGCATGAATATGAATAATCATGTTCTTCAAAAATTAGTTCACCACCCTTATATTTTTTGGGAGTTTTATGAAAATAGGTAAAAAATATGTACGAAAATGAATAATCTGCATGTGTATCATAACTTTCTCCATCATGATAATATCGCAATTTAGTTGTTAGACTGGCATTAGTACAAAAATATCTACATGATTCATGAGTTTCTGACAACTTTTGTACAGCATCACTATTAAGAATTTTAGATTCTAAAGACATAATATTAGAATTATTTCTTTTATTAAAAACCTCATCCAAAATTACTGCAGATGCATCTGTTTTACTCACAATACCACCATACCCTTCTGGAGGTAATAATTTTCCAGGACGAGTAAAAAATTTAAGTTCATCCCATATTAGTTCCAGTTCATTTTCTTCATATACATTTTTTATGATTGCATGAGGAAAAGGATCTTTCAATGCTTCAATATTCATATGGGCAATTTTGCTCTTGAAGTACGTTTCATAAAGTTAAGTCTGGTCGCATCCCACTTAAGTTTTTCCTTAAGAGGTTTTGAGACCAGTTTCGTAACTGATTCTACATCAAGTTCATTCACTTCGCAATAGTGAACAATAGCATCAATGTAATTAATTTTTTCTTCAGCAACAATTTTTTCAATTTCTAATGCAAACTTAGAAGGTGTTAAAAATTTACTCTGAAGTACCTGTTCTAGTTCTTTATTTGGTTCCATAGAGTTCCAATTTATCTCTAACAAACTTTCCAATATATTCTGTGAGAAGTTTGATGTACTTTGATTTGTCTCGTTCTTCATAGACGACGCATTCTCCATTTTCACAAGCCATAATAATTACAAGTTTTTTGACAGAAATACCTGTCAGTTCGTACAGCATACAACCATATGCCATGCACTGTACAAAATAGTGGTCGATCCACTCTCGTGGTTTTGGTTTCTTTGAAGTTTTAAAGTCAATTATTGCCAGTTCACCCTCGTATTCTGCAATACAATCTACGGTCCCTGCAATACCTAACTGCTTACTATATAGGGAACCTTCAAGGGCATGAATATTATTTATATTCTTTAATTTATGTTTAGAGATTTTAAACAAAAAATCAGAAATTGGTTGAACTTTTGGCAACTCTTCATTTTTTAGAAAATGTTCAGTAAGAGTGTGCATGTCCGTACCACGACTAGTTGCTTTTTTCGTGATACGATCTGCTTCTTCATTACCAACTTTTTTACGCCATTTAACAAAAATTTCCTTATTAAAATGACTGGTCACCGAAGTGATGGAGACCAGTCGGAGGAGTTCTTCTTCATCAGGGACAGAGTAATATCTGACCCCATCAATAGTCTCCCGTTCAAGATTTGGGAGACTAATATCAACATGATTAAACATTAAAAACCTGCTTCTATTTTTGCGGTAATATATTCTTTAACAAGACCAGAACGAACAATATCGTCAATTCCAAATTCAATTATATCAAATGATGGCATTTTACGCAATACATTCATAAAATCAACAATACCATTTCTTTCATTTGCCTTATTCAAATCAGACTGACGTGCATCACCACAGAAACAAATTTTAGTATTTTCACCAACACGAGTGATAATACTGTCAAGTTCATGAAAATTTAGGTTCTGAAATTCATCAACAATCACAATTGCATTATCAAGGGTTGTTCCACGAAGAAATGAAGTAGACCAGAACTTAATTGTTTCTTGTGCTTTTAAATTTCCATAAAGCATTTCAAACTCAGCATCATTAGAAAACTGAAACATATACTTCACCATATTTTTATATGGAATCTGGTAGATGTCTGCCTTATCCTCATGAGAACCGGGCAGGAATCCAATTTCTCTAGTAGCTACAAGAGATCTGACAAGATATATTTTCTCGTAAGGGGTATACTCATTCAATACATCTTTCAGTGCATTATACAAAGTAATGAAAGTTTTTCCCGTTCCTGCACAACCATATGCGATTAAATGTTTTTGTTCTGCATATGAGTCAAATAACCTTTTTTGATTGTCAGTGAGAGGATCAATATCAATCAAATAACCAGAGTGTATTGGTTTTTTCTTTTTCATTTGTTTTGCAGTCAGACCAACTCCAATCGGTTGATCGTCTTTTGCAGATGCTCTTTTTCTTCTTGCCATTCTAGATTTTTTTAACGTTTGCTTTGGGTGCTTTGGATGCCTTATTAAGGACTTCATTCCATCCCGGATGTTTACTTACAAGTTTGTCTCTCCACTCACCGACATCAGTTGCCATCGGTGCTGTGGAAGGATCAGACCAGTCTCTTTGCCATTCAGGATTTTGTTTACACCACTCTGACCATTCATGAACACTCAGAACTACTTCTTTTTGCTCACCGGTTTCCTTATGTACTACTGGATATGTTGCCATTGTTAAAAGTTCAAGATAAAATATTTAGACCCATTCCAGAGCTGCAGCACATGTGGGGAACTGCTCCACAAAGATCTCCTTACATGCCTCTGCAATATCCATATGCTCCTTCTGAGTGCCATTAGCAGACCTTAGAGTAATGTAGTGAATCCATGATCGGCATGACCCTGACATATAGAGTCTGGTTGGAGTTGCCAAAGGAAGCACAAATCGAGCACATTCTTTTGCAATCCCAGAGTCAAGCATGGATTGATACAAGACCATTGCCTCATCAAAGTGCCGACGAATTTTGATTTCAAACTCTTGCTTTACAAATGGGTCAATATCATCAATTGAATTCTGACGGTTTTTAGTATCTTGACGACGCATGTCAAACATAGGAACCTGATCTGCCAACATAGAACTGTCAGCATACCGTTGTGAAAATTCTTGATATGTGAACGAACGGTGGCGCAGTATCTGAGCTGCCAGACCTCTCGTAGTCTCAATCTCAAGAGTCATAAATGACTGTTCAAACACAGACCAGTGATTGTGCTTGATACAATAACCTAACAGTTTTGCATAGTTGGGGTTTTCTTGATTATTGGGGTTTGACACACGGGCAACGTATGCCATCGTCTGCTCCGCATCAGGAGTTACACTTACCAGTTTTACACTCATTTACCAAATCCTTTAGAATTTTCTTTTTCAATATCAGCAATCTGCTGTTTTACTG